CTGACCGGCAGCAACGCCGACACCCCGACACGGTGCATTCACTTCATCGTGTCCCACAAGGAGCGCCCGTGCAGCATGTGCTGACCCCCTACTCCATGCCCATAGAGCCCTTCGTCTGGTGGGAGGGTGGGTTTACGGAGCAGGAACTGAACTGGCTCCAAGAGCAAGCGCGGAACGCGGATCAACGAGCGCAAGCCGGTGGCATGAAGACCGAAGAGGAACTGAAGCAGGTTCGCCGGTCGCAGGTGTCATGGCTGAACAAGAACCAAGACACTGCTTGGGTATTCGAGAAGTTGGGTCACATTGCCTCTTCTCTCAACGCCCAGTATTACCGGTTCGATCTGACGGGCTTTGGTGAGCCGCTTCAGTTGACCAACTACGATCAATCAGAGCAGGGGATGTACGGATGGCATCAGGACTACGGCGGGAAACTCAGCCCCAGTCGGAAACTCAGTCTGGTACTCCAACTGACCGACCCGAGCCAGTACGAGGGGGGAAACCTTCAGGTTATGACTGGTGGTCAACCACAAACCGTTCGCAAACAGCGGGGACTGGTGGCAGCATTCCCTTCGTATGTACTCCACCAAGTAACCCCCGTGACAAGCGGTAACCGTCAATCTCTCGTGGCCTGGGTTTCTGGCCCCGCATTCCGATGAACGCCGAATATAAAGACTTCATTGCCGTCTACCGGGATGTGTATTCGGAGGGGTATTGCCAACACTTGATCAAAGAGTTTGATCGTCTGGTGGAGTCTGGCGCGGGCACCAACCGTCAGCGTGGAGAGGGCGCTCTAAAGCATCGCAAAAACGACATGCAGTTGGGCTTGAACTTCGGTGTTCACACGGCGGCTGACTTCAACGGTACGCCTGCTACACGGATGTTTTTTGACGGGCTTCAGCGGTGCTACGACGCCTATACCGAACAGTATTCTTTACTGAAAGACGGCAAGATCATCGGCACGGCCATGAAGATGCAGCGTACCGATCCGGGCGGCGGGTATCATATTTGGCATGGTGAGCAGGGTAATGGTGAGCATGCCAACCGTGTGTTGGTATATATGCTTTATCTAAACACACTGACCCAAGAAGAAGCCGGAGAAACTGAGTTTCTTTATCAACAGCGCAGGTTGCAACCCACGGAAAACACGATGGTGCTCTGGCCCGCTGCATTTACGCATGCCCATCGTGGCAATACTGTTTTTGGTGAGCGCAGTAAGTACATTGTGACTGGCTGGTTCTACTACGAGTGAGGAAAAAATGCCCGCAGGAACACCAAAAGTAACTATGTTTGGGGGCAAAGTTCTTGTCCCTGGCGGTTCGCAGACATTCAATGCTTCCGGTACTTGGACTGCGCCTACCGGAGTTTCTAAAGTTAATGCTGTTGGCTATGGCAGCGCAGGAAATCCCGGTAATTACGGAACTCCTGGTAATTCCGGAAGAGGTGGTGGCGGCGGGAGCGGTGGGTCTACGCCCAAGTACCCAGGTGCAGCAGGTGGTTCTGGTGGGGGCAATCCCAGTAATAGTGGTAGCCCAGGCAGTTCCGGAAACCCTGGAACTGCTTCTTCGGCTTTAGGACAAAATTTTCCCGGCGGAAGTGGTGGTCCCGGCGGAAACGCTGGTTCTGGAGGAATAAACGGTAATACTGGAACTTCGGGCAGTAATGTAGGCCCCGGCGGTTCGGGTGGCAGCGGTTATGGACCTGGGGGAAATGGAGCACCCACTCCTAATGTTCTAGCCTCTGGCGGTGGGGGTGGTGGTGGTGGTTTTGGTTATTCTGGGTACCCTGCTTCCGGCGCTTCCCCTGGCCAAGGCGCAGTATGCCCGTCTAATTTTAATTATGCTGGATATGGCGGTTATGGAGGGGGGCCGGCTAATGGTGGAAACCCCGGCGCAGGATTTAAGGGTTGCCCTGCTTCTCCTTCAACAACCTCTTGTGGCTGGGGTCTAGGTGGAGGTGGTGGCGGCGGCTCTTGGGAGTTTGATGGCAATATCCCCCAATACTACTATACAGGTGGCGCTGGCGGCGGTGGTGGCGGTGGTCCCGGATACAGCGGCAGCGCAGGGTCTCCAGGGACTGCAAATCCTACTACATATAATTGCCTTTCTGTCACAGGGGGGTCAAACTACCCTGTAAACATAGCATCTGGCGGGCAAGTAAAAATAAGTTGGAATCCACAATGAAAAAAACAGACGTCAAAAAAACACTAGCTTCTGTTACAGCGCAACAAGAAATTGATAACTTTACTAGCAACCTAAATAGAGCACGTTCCGTCACTGTAGGGACAGCTTTTGGCGGTACTACTGAGTTGATGATGCGCAAAAATGATGGGACAGTTGTTTGGGCGCTTCTTCAGCCAGTTGAAACTGTTGAGTTAATTCATCAGTTGGCAGCAAATATTGGTTGTCATATTCATGTTAAACCCAGAGATGATTTTGCCAGTTGGCGGGATTGGCGGCATACAGATGCCGCATTAGATTTTTATCGCGGAGAACAATATTTTCCGGGGGTAGGACACGCCCCGCAAAACAAAGTTTTACCGTTTGTTTCGGTGTCTAAGGCCAAACAACTAAAGGCGCAAGCTGCTTTAGTAAATAGGAGTAATTCAAATGAGCAAACTGTGGCAACTAAAAAAACTGTCGGACGGAAGCGCACTAAACGAACCGCAACCCCTGCCTGAAAACTGGGGGCCGATTTTTGGCCTCCACGGCTTCATCGACCAGATTGGTGACCTGTCTTGGTTGGGTGAGTCCTATAACGATCAGGGATGGGTGGAAGTGGGCGATGCACCTCCCGGCCCTACTACGTCTACTCCGGCAGAACTTGCCTGGGAAGAGGCCAAGCAACGCTTGCGCGAGTCCGATTGGTCGATGCTTCCTGATGTGCCTATGACCTCGGGCGACAAGGCGCTGTGGATTGAGTACCGCCGTGCGTTGCGCGAGACTCGTCTTCAGGCAGGTTTTCCCGACAACATTCAGTGGCCCAAGGCCCCTGAGTGAACAAGTACACGATCCGGTTTAATAAGTCACGCGGACAACCGGGTCGTGGCTCCATGCTTCATGTCTGGCGCGTATTTGAAAATGGGCGGGAAATCCTTGCCAAGCACGTCAGGATTGAAACCCGGTCGTGGACGGAGTTGGATGCCAACGGGCAGGACTACAACATCGCGTGCCGTGGGCGGATGATGTTCTTTGAAGACACAGATACGGTGGTGATCCTTGAACAGAACCTGTGATGGATGCGCCGAGTGCTGCAAGGGGTGGCTTCATGGTTCGGCTATGGGCCATGATTTTTATCCCGGCAGGCCGTGCTATTACTTGCAGAAGACCTGTTCTATCTACGAGAACCGACCGATCAACCCTTGCAAAACATATCAGTGTCATTGGCTTGCATCAGACGACCTACCCATGTGGATGCGCCCGGACATGTCTAATGTTGTAGTTACTCGCCGCAATCACGAAGGAATTGAGTTCTTTGACGTTACCGAGTGCGGTAAGCAGATGGACTCAAAAGTACTGTCTTGGCTTGTGATCTGGGCGCTGAACAACGGCAAGAACCTCAAGTACCAAATTGACGGCGGCTGGAGCCGGATTGGCACCAAAGAGTTTATGGAAGCGAGACTGTAATCATGGCATGGTCAGACGTACTCAAGGCAGTCATCCCCATCGTGGTGGCTGCGCTTGCTTGGCTACTGGGGCAGGTTGCATCCTTCTCTGAGCGTCTGACCAAGATCGAAGGGCAGATGCCTGCGCTCATCACCAAAGAAGGCGTGCCCACTGACAGCCCGATCAGCGCCGAGCGCAGGGCGCTCCTTAAAGAGCAATTGATGGCGCACATCAACGAATTGCAGGTAAAGGTGCGACTGCTTGAAGAGCGCGAGCGCATCGCCAAGGGGAACAAGTAATGTTTGAAATCCTGAGTGGTGGCTTACTGGGCAGCATCTTTGGGGGCCTGTTCCGGCTTGCTCCTGAAGTCCTGAAGTTCATGGACAAGGGCAATGAGCGCAAGCATGAACTGTCGATGTTCACGCTCCAGACCGATCTGGAGAAGATGCGCGGCCAGTTCAAGATGGAAGAGCGGTACGTTGACTACAGCGTCAACCAACTCGACGCCATCAAAGAAGCCTTCAAAGAGCAAGCCACGACTGCCAAGGAAGCCGGGTGGTTTGTGGCAGCGATCTCCGCCCTTGTCCGCCCCGGCATCACCTGGGCGCTGTTCTTCATGTACGCCACGGTCAAGGCGGCTGCAATCTACATGGCGTTCCAGACTGGCGGGCACTGGTCTGAGGTGATGACCCGTGTGTGGGACGCAGATGACTTTGCCATGCTCAACATGTGCCTGACGTTCTGGTTCGTTGGAAGAAGCATTGAGAAGTACCAGAAGTGACCACGGAAGCCATCCGTATCGCACGGGAGACGCTGTGCAAGCCCTTTGAGGGTTACGCCAAGCGCCTGCCGAACGGTGACTGCAAAGCCTATCCCGATCCGGGCACGGGTGGGCATCCTTGGACGATTGGGTGGGGCAGCACCGGCCCCGAGGTGACGCCGGATACGGTGTGGACTGAACAGCAGGCCCAGGAATCTTTGGACAACCACCTGCTGCACTTCTGCGTTGGCGTCATCAAACTATCGCCAATACTGCTTAAACAACCTGCTAGACGCCTTGCCGCCATCATCAGTTTCGCGTATAACTGCGGGCTAGGAAACTACCGCATTTCCACGCTGAAAAAGCGGGTAGACGCTCAGGATTGGGCGGGTGCGTGCGAGGAAATCGTCAAGTGGAACAAGGCCGCAGGGCGTGTACTTAGGGGGTTAACCCTTAGACGCGAAGCCGAGGCGGCGCTGCTGAGATAACCATGCCCCTACAGAAAATCCTGTTCAAGCCCGGAGTCAACCGCGAAAACACGCGGTACACGACTGAAGGCGGATGGTACGAGTGCGACAAGGTTCGGTTCCGCCAAGGCAACCCCGAAGTCATCGGCGGTTGGCAGCGCATTTCCACGAGCACTTTCTTGGGTGTGTGCCGCTCGTTGTGGAACTGGGTGACGCTGACTAGCCAAAACCTGATTGGTGTTGGCACCAACCTGAAGTTCTACATCGAAAACGGCGGCGTGTATAACGACATCACGCCAATCCGCGTAACCACCACGCTGGGCACCGACCCGTTTACCGGCAACGGAACCACCACAGTAACGGTAACGGCCAACAGTCACGGTGCTGTGACGGGTGATTTTGTGACGTTCAGCGGCGTCACGGGCACCTACGCGGCACTTCTAAACGGTGAGTTTCAGCTTACCGTTCTGACGGTTAACACCTACACCATCACGGTGGCGTCTGCTATCCCGGCGGTGTCCACGGGCGGCTCTGCGGTATCTGCGGCGTATCAGATCAACGTCGGCCCGTCTACGGTGGTGCCGCTTACTGGTTGGGGTGCAGGCACTTGGGGCACCGGCGCGTGGGGTATCGGCACGCCAAGCACGACGCAGAGCGATCTGCGGTTGTGGAGCCAAGCCAACTTTGGCGAAGACCTGATCTTTGGCCCGCGCAAGGGTGGCATCTACTACTGGGATGCGACGACTGGGCTGAGCGTCCGTGGCGTGCTGCTGTCGTCTTTGTCTGGCGCGTCTGACGTGCCGACGATCCAGAACAACATCTTCGTCTCAGACATCAACCGCTTTGTGTTTGCGATGGGCTGCAACGACTACGGCAGTGCCACGATTGATCCGATGCTGATCCGGTGGTCTGACCAAGAAGACGCTGTCAACTGGACGCCTTCTGCAACCAACCAAGCGGGTAGCCTACGCCTATCACACGGCTCAGAAATCGTTGCGGCGGTGCAGGCTCGCCAGGAAATCGTGGTCTTCACCGACTCGTCCATTTACTCGCTTCAGTATCTGGATGCGCCTATCTTCTGGGGTGCTCAGCTTCTTGGCGACAACATCTCCATCGTCGGCCCCAAGGCCGCTGTGATTGCTTCGGGCGTGGTGTACTGGATGGGCGTGGACAAGTTCTATGCCTACGACGGTCGCGTGCAGACGCTCAACTGCGATCTGCGTCGCTATGTTTTCAGTGACTTCAACCAAGCCCAAGCGCAGCAGGTCTTTGCCGGTACCAACGAGGGCTTCAACGAAGTCTGGTGGTTCTACCCAGCCGCTAATTCCACCACCATCGGCAAGTACGTCGTTTACAACTACGTCGAGAAAATCTGGTACTACGGCACGTTGGCTCGCACGGCATGGCTCGACTCCGGTCTGCGCGACTACCCGATGGGTGCTACCTACAACCAAAATCTCGTCAATCACGAGCAGGGTTTGGATAACAACGAGACGGGCACCCCCACCGCCATCAACGCCTACATCTCGTCGTCTGAGTTCGACATCGGTGACGGGCACAACTTCGGGTTTGTCTGGCGCATACTGCCTGACCTGACGTTTGAGAACTCGACGGCCAACACGCCCACCGTTAACATGACGCTCTACGGGCTGTACAACTCAGGTTCAGGCAGCGTTGATAACGCAGGGCAGCCGGTGGTTAGGGGCTCGACGTACGTTATTACCGAAGAGTTCACCGGGCAGATTTACACCCGCGTGCGTGGGCGACAGATGATCTTCAAGATCGACTCCAACACGCTTGGTACGACTTGGCAGTTGGGTGCTCCGCGTATTGACATCAGACCGGATGGGCGGCGTTGACCATGAGTTTGCTAATTGAAGATGCAACCGTCCCTGCACCCCCAAACCTGCCGTTGGCGCCAACTGCGTACGAGTCGCGTTACCACGAGCAGTTCAACAACGTCCTGCGTCTGTACTTCAACCGGCTTGACGCAATACTGAGGCGGATTGTGGCTACAACTTCTCCCATCCCAATCTCCATCGGCGGCACCAACACGGATGCCTTCGGTCGCCTGCGGGTCAGCCAGCCCTACACGCTCTTCGACTCTCAGCAACGCTACGCTGCGGACAATCAGTTTGACACGAGCACGGTCAACGGCGCATCCACCACGTTCTTGACCAATGAGTCCTCAGTACAGATGTCGGTGGCGGCAACCACCAACTCGCAGGCAGTGCGGCAGACGTTCCGCTCCATGTCCTACCAACCGGGCAAGGGGCTGTTGGTACTTGCCACCTTTGCCATGAACACGCCCACGGCCAACATTCGGCAGCGTGTGGGTTACTTCAACACCCAGAACGGAGTGTTCTTTCAGGCCAACGGCACCACACTGTCGATGGTCATGCGCTCTGATTCTCTGCCCACGCCGGGGACGCCAAGCGACATCCGCACCGTCAACCAAGCCGACTGGAACGGCGACAAGTTGGACGGCACCGGGGCATCCGGCATCACGCTCGACCCGAGCAAAACTCAGATTTTCTGGTGTGACTTCGAGTGGCTGGGTGTGGGCTCGGTGCGTACTGGGTTCGTGATCAATGGCCAGTACATCGTCTGCCATACCTTCAACAACGCCAACGACATCGGCTCGGTCTACATGACCACGGCTATCCTGCCGGTGCGCTACGAGATCACGAACCTGTCCAACGCCGTCACCGCGAGCATGAAGCAGATTTGCTCGACGGTCATCTCTGAGGGCGGCTACGAGCAGTATTCCCCGAGCCACTTGGCACGGCGCACGACCAAACTCGCTACTATCGGTTTGACGTTTAAGCCGGTTGTGTCGATCCGTCTAGCATCCACGGCGCTTGGTGCGGTGGTGCTCCCTGGCCGGATGCAGTTGCTCCCCATCACGAGCCAGAACTACGAAGTGGCGTTGTTCTTCAACGGAACGCTGACGGGCGCGTCGTGGTCTGCCGTTCCAACGGATGCCAACGTGGAGATGGATACCTCTGCCACAGCCATAACGGGCGGCACCCTGGTGCAGACAGACTATGTATCCGCAAGCGGATCGGGCGGTGTTCAGCCGCTAGTTGACCCCGCCGGTTACAACTGGGCTTTGCAGTTGGGCGTGTCCTTGGCTGGGGTCAGTGATGTCTTGACGCTTGCCATCCGCACGGTGGATTCTGCAACCCCATCAGGCGACTGCTACGGCACTATCGCTTTCTGGGACTTGACCCAATAAAATGATTTCAACCTTTTTCTTGGAGGCCGTATGAGCCTTGCTGTACTAGCCGACCACATGGCGTCCAAGGGTCGCAACGGCGACTCCATGCTTGTCCACATGACACCGGACGAGGTGCGGGGTCTGCATGCTCTAGCCGAAGCACACGGCGGTGGGCTGACCATCAACCCGGAAACGGGTCTGCCCGAGGCTAACTTCCTCAAGCGCCTGCTGCCGACAATTATTGGTGCTGCGCTGGCCGCTACGGGTGTTGGCGCTCCTATGGCTGCGCTGATGGTTGGTGGCTTTGAGGCTGTCCGTACGGGTGACCTTAGCAAAGGCATCATGGCTGGCCTGGGCGCTTATGGCGGTGCTGGTATCGGCAGTGCGCTGTCTAGTGCCGGAGCAACTAGTTTGGCAGGATCGGAAGGGGCTCGGTTAGCCGCCGAGCAGGCAGGTATGGCAGCTGCGGAAAGTGCTTTGCCCGCTGATGCATTGGCCCGCGCAGCGGAATCTGGTTTGAGCCAAGACGTTCTCCGTGAACAAGTAGCCAAGCAGGCATACCAAGAAGCAGCACGTAACTACGGAATCAACGCTCCATTTACCGACCGCTTGTCTGCTGGTCTGTCTGGCCTGACTGAAAAGGCTGGCCGTGATGCGTTCATGCAGGGACTTGGTGGCACTAAGGGAGCATTCCGTAACGCCTACATGGCTGCGACACCTCTGTTCGCTGCCGAAACTGCTAAGGCTGGGATGCCCCAGACCACCACACAGATGGGCAAGATCACTCCGTACGTCACTGATGAGTACGGCAACCTCCGCCCCGCTGGTTCGTACAACGTCGGTGAGTTCCCTGGCTTTGCGGCAATTCGGGAACGCTATGGCGCTAAGGGCGGCTTGATGGGTCTGGCCGAGGGCGGCGTGGCCGACTCTTCTGAAGATGCGTTCTCTCGCGGCGGCATGTTTGATTTCACCCAACGCAGTGAACCTGTGGTGCGCATGGCCGATGGTG